TACAATAGCAAGCATTCCTGACATAGCATCAGTTCCTGCAATCGAACTAGCATATGATGCTTTTTGGCTATCGTCTAATTTTTTAAATTTTTCTCTTAACTCTTGTAAAACACTGCTTAAAGGTTTCATTGTACCATCAGCATTTGTAGCAGATATTTTTAAGGCATCTAGTGCAGCTGCAGCATCTTTAGGAGGTTTAACTAATCTTGTTAACATGGCTCTTAAAGCAGTTCCTGCTTGTTCTCCTTTAATTCCTGCATTAGCCATAAGTCCTATCGCAACTGCTGTATCTTCTATCGAATATTTTAAACTTCCTGCTATTGGTGCAACATACTTGAATGTAGCTCCCATCATACTAACATTTGTATTACTATTTGAGCTGGCTTTTGCCAGAACATCTGCAAAATGTGCACTATCTTTTGCTTGTAAGCCAAAAGCTGTTAATGCATCTGTTACAATATCTGAAACACTAGCTAAATTTTCTCCAGAAGCTGCTGCCAAATTCATTATTCCTTCAATACCATTTAGCATATCTTCGGTTTTCCAGCCTGCCATAGCCATGTATTGAAATGCTTCTGCACTTTCAGTAGCACTAAACTTAGTTTTAGCTCCCATTTCTTTTGCTTTTGCTGTTAATTTATCTAATTCGTGTCCTGTTGCTCCTGATATAGCTTGGACTTTTGACATCCCTGATTCAAAGTCGCTTCCAACTTTAGTTGCATATGTTCCTAAAGCTGTTAGTCCTGCAACTGCTGTTCCTGCTGCTACGCCAATAGTCTTTAGTCCTTTTTTACCTATATTTTCTAACTGTTTTATTCCTTTTGTAAATTCGCTATTATTTAGCCTTGTATCAATAGTTACTGAACCATCTGACACTTTTATCACCTCTTTTTAAGCATAATAAAAGCACCTAAATTTAATTAGGTGCTAATTTTGCACAAATAAAAAACACTCACCTAAGTAAGTGTTTCTTATTATTTTAATTTTTATAGTCCTTGATATAATTCTTTTAAAAGATTTGTAGTTTCTCCCCATTTACTAACTGCATCTTCGTATTCTTCAAAATCAATATATTGTTCTTGACTAATGATAGTAAAATCTGGCAAATTACATACTGTCTTTAATATCATTCCATCTTCTTTATTATCGGTATTCATATATGTTATTGTAACAAATTTCTTATATGAACTAAATTCATCATCATTTATTTTAGATTTTATCACTTCTAGCATTTGATTTAGTTTGTCTGAATTCTTTTTGTCCCAATTTTCTAATTCTAACACTAATGTTTTTCTTCCAGAAGAAGAATAAATAGTTGAATCTTCATATATTCCTTGAACTCTTCTTGCTATTTCATGTATTCCACCTGTATTAACATTAAATGCTACAACCATAACTATAGTAAAGCCTATTATTGTTACAATTATTACTATAATTAACCAAAACCACCACTTCTTTATCAATTCTTGCATTATTCCATTCTCCTTTTTAATAACATTTACTACAAGAAGTATATCCTTCTTTTTATGCTACTGATAATGTCATTTCTATTTTACTAATTCATTTTTTGACTTCCTATTACTTCGAATTCATAATTAGGTTTTTCTATTTTCCCCACATCTCCATAATCATAAGTTGAAAACTCTCCTTTTCCATTACTTACTATTACTAATTTTACAGTTTCCCCTTCTGAGTCTTCACTACCTCCATTCTTTAAAACTTGTTTTAATGCAACTAAGTATACCCCTTTTTTATTTGATGTAGTTAATATACCAGTTCCCTGATAAGTAGTACTATTAGTAATTGAAGTATAATTTGTTGTATTACTTGAAATTTTAAAGTTTGTTATTTCAAAGTTTGGTTTTATATTTGAAACAATAACTATTATGTATAACATAACTATCAGAACAATTATAACCCAAAACCACCATTTTTTTATTAACTCTTTCATTTATTATCACCCATGATAATTATACTTATATATAATTTTCAGTAAAGTAAAAGACAAAAAAAGACATTTTTTACCAAAAAGCACTAGCAAAGTCTATTTCTTTTTCTTCTACTGTTCTTAAATCTGGTAAACCATATACTTTTTTCATAGATTTATAAAATTTTTTCATTTCTTTATCTTTTATTTTAGATAAATCAACGGCTCTATATTCTAAAATTTTACTAAACTTTGTATTTTCTGATAGTCCTTCAAGTAATGCTTTAAACTTCCACCAATGCATATATTCTATATCCCACATATCAATTCTATATTGCTCCCAGAAACTAGTTGCAATATAATTCCAATCAAATTCATAGCTATAAATTTGTTTTTCTTCTTTATTTTCTTTTTTAGAATTAGCTAACTCTTTATTTTCTTTTCCACATTGGTAAAAATAAATCATATCTTCTATTGCTTGTTCAAAGTCTGTGATTTTATTCAGTTCAGGATAATATAGTTCTAATGCCATTATCGTTTTATCTATATGGCTTATATTTTTGTCTAACAAAATTTGCTCAAATTGAATAGAAGTTCTAAAATCACTGTTTATTTTGTTTCCACTAAGAAATATTGGTAGTTCAATATTCATTTTAAACCTCTTTTGACACATATTTATCTACTGCTTTTAATGTATCTTTTATACTATCTTCTTTAGCTTTTATAAGTTGCCCTGCTGCTTCTAAACATTTAGCAAAATTGTGGTTTTCTCCAAATATTTCTTTTGTTGTACTTTCCCCTATAGTTTTATTGAATAATCTGTATACTATTTCGCAAAGCTTCATCATTTCTTCTGATTCTTTGCCTTTAAAAGTTTTAAGTTCTTCTAGCTCTTTCATATATTCATCAAGAGCGTCTTCAAACTTAGCCATATTTTTAACTTCGTTAAAATCAAAGTCAATTTCATTTTCTAATATCTTTATCATCTTAATACCTCCATACACCATAAAGGCTAGAATTAACTAGCCTTTACAAGTGTTATTGTTTTATAGATTGGTGCATTGTCAACAGTAACAGATATATTATTTTGAGCAGTATATCCTGTTTTAGTAATGTTAATTTTTGAATATGATGCTTTTGGTAAGTCTACCATTGCTATACCATTTACATCTGTATAGATTGTGTTTGATGCATTTATAGCAATTTTAGCATTTGCTACTTGTCCATCTGCGTCTGAAATGTTGAATGTAACAAGTTGTGTTGATTGTTCTCCACCTGCTGTAAATGATATTGCTGTTATTGTAGTTGTATCATTTTCATTTCCTTCAAGTACTGTTGCAATACCTTCTACCATTGAACCATTTGCTTTAAATGTTCCTGAATAAGTGTATGCGTCTGTTGAATCTCCATCACTTTCTGGGGCAACTGACCATAGTCTAAATTTAGCTTTATATCCACCTTCAACAGGTTCATTGAAATTAACAGTTACTATAGGAACTATTTCGCCTGTTAATTCATTATCATGTATTTTTGAAATAATATTATGTACTCCATTACCATACATTCTATCAAAAGCGTAAGCTATTGATGTAGCATATGATGTCACATCTGACCTTTCTGTTTTTTCATCTATGTACCTCCTATCATATGTTGTAGAATTTAAACTTTTGCCTCCATCTGTAAATCCTTTCATTCTTTGAAAAATTGTTGCTTCCAATGTTAATCCCATAAAATTAACAATGTCTGCTCTGTTATAAACTTGTCCTTCTTTCATTTAAATTTTCCTCCTTTAATTAAATTTCATAATATGTAAAAATCATTTGTATAATATAGATTGCGGTTGTTTCTGTCTTTTGTAAAATATAACCGGGACTTGTACATTTAATTGAAAAAGCTCCTTCTATATTTGGTAAATTTTTCATTCTGTTTTGTTTTTCTATCCATTCCATAAAGTCTTCACAAAATTTACTATTAGCTAAATTTACTATTGCTTGACTTGAAATTGGAGCAGTAATCGTAAGATCAAAAGCTATTTGTCTTTTTCCGCCATTTCCATCTACAAATTTTTGTATTTCTGGTTCTACTGGTGTTCTATCAATAGAATAACTTTGAGGTTTATCTTTTAAGTAATCAACGTTTAATTTCCCGCCTTTTAATAATGGACATGTTTCAATAAACTCTTTTATTTTCTCCATTTGGGATTTTTCTATTTCTTGCGTTTCCATTACTTCTTCCCCTTTCTAATAAAGTTTTCTACATCTTTACAAATTTCTTTTTCTCTATCGTTCATCATTCTTTTATCCCAGTGTGGCCCTCTTTTGGGAGCTCCTTGATATTGCATTGCTTGATTTGCAATTTTTCTTTTAACCCCTTTTGGTCTTGAAGCTCCAATAGCTTTATTTCCTACATAATGGTAATGTGCATATGGTAGAATGTATTTGATAGAATGGTTATTAGGGTATCTTTTCTGTCCTTTTAAATGTACTCCTGCACCTCTTGCATAAGGTACATATGGATCGCAAAATCTATCTACTTCATTTCTTAGAAATCTATTAACCTTTCCATCTTCATCTAGTCCGATGGTCTTTAATAATCTTTTTGACACTATTCATTACAATTTTCATATTAAATCCACTACTTACCATTATTCAGATACTCCTATTTTATAGTGTTGCAGTCCACCTTTTCTGTTATCGTCCACACTTACTACTTTAAATACTTGATATTTGTTCATAAGACTATTTAAGTTAAACTCATCTTCTATAATTCCCTCAACTATATAATCATCTGTACTAATATCTATTTTTGCTGTAGTAGGTATTGTTATTGAGCCTGTACTACCTTTTTCAAGTCCGTTTATCTATAAGGTTAGTCTTTTTATTATGCCTAAAATAAACATTCTCAAAAGGCAGCCTTATAGGAATTTCAGTATCCGCAAAATGATATACAGTTATTTTTTGTATAAAAAAACTCATATTAACACACCCCACAATACAATAATGGTTTTCCATCTGTTCCTACTACATTCCAAAGATAGGTTTTTAATGTAGAATATTTGTCTTTTTCAAGCTTTTTATCAATCTTCTCTGGTTCTATGTATGTTTCCTGCCAGCCTTCTATATTTTGAGATTTTAGATTTCCCATTTTAGTTGTTTCTATTTGGGCTTTATTTATTAAGCTAATAATTAAGCAAGTAACATATTGAACCTGCTCTGGAATGTTATTTTCATCAATTCTTCCATGAGTATGATAGTCAATATAGTTACTTGCCTCTATTACTAACTTATTGAAGTTGTTAGGTATGCTTTCAATACCTAACAAGGTTTTATAATTTTCTTCTGTTATATATTTCAGCATACCTCAACCTCCGTTATTCAGTTACTGTTGCTGTATTCTTTTTAATTTGTACTGCTAATGCATTTGTTACTGAATCTTTATATACCATTCTTCCTTGTAATGCTGATGCTTTCACGTGTTTTCCATCTTGTATTGGGTTTATTGCTGTTTCTGCTTTCCATGCATCAATTGCTTGACACCATCTTTTAGCATATATTATAAATTCAACATCTTCTGGTAACATGTAACAAGGTTTAGTTGCAACACCCGCTACTTTACCTATTACTCCTTCTCTTATTAAGTCAGCTCCTACTGTTGAAGCTGTGTTTGCAAATTTATCATCTGTTAATAACAATAATTCTGTATCTGCTGATATTGCTATTCTCATTTCTGATGGTTTTATGCCTCTTTTCTTCATATTGTTTACTTCTTTTGCTATTTTTTCGTAAACATCTTTTTTTGTTAATGGAGTTACATCTTCTGATATTGTACCACCTTCAACCAAAGCCTTTATTGATGATTCTTCTAAAGCCTTTCCTACAACATATCCTGCACTTTCGATTCTTTGTGCTCTTATATTGTCAGGTACAGTTTCTGCCTCATAACCATCAATTAACTCACTAAATGCTTTTTCTTGGTCTACTGGTATATCAAGATAGTCTGTTGCAGACTGTGTCATTGTAATACCATTTAGAATATCATAATCTGATAGCTGAATATCCGCATTTCTTGTTGGTACTTTTACTATTCCCACTACTGGGTCTCCTTCATAATCTCTACTAAAATCATTTCTAATTGAAAATTCTTGTCTTATCAATGGAACTATCTCATTTGTATATTTTTCTTGAGATTTATGTGTTCCTGTTTCATTTATTGAATTTGCCATTTCTTATTCCCCCTATTATTTATAAATTTCAGGATATTTTTGTTTTAAAATTGCCATAACACCACTATCCTGACTAGTGCTTTGCTTTTTTGTATGCACTCCTGTAGAAGTACTTTTTGTTTCTTCCTCTTGTTCCTGGTCTTGTTTTAAATATTTAGGGTTGTTTTTCAAAAACTCACTTAAGTTTTCTTCAAACTCTCCTTCCATTTTTGAAACTTTAAATACCACATAATCAACATCATCTATATTTACTCCAGATTTTAATACTTGATTTTCTTGTATTAAACTTTCCTTTTCTGATAATGTCTTTTGGTATTCTGTTTCTTTTTCAGCTTGTTTTTGTTCAGCTGTTTTTTGTGTTTCTTGCCATTCTTTAAAGGCTTTTAATTCTTCTTTTGAAGGCATTCCTTTCATTTTCTTTTTAAGCATTCCATCAGCAAGTTTTTGTGCTTTTTCCTCAATTGTCTCTTCTGTCTGTTCTGCTCCCTCGTTTTGATTAGTAGTTCCGAGTTTCTACTTTCCCAGTTCCTTCGTTTCCTTCTACTGTTCCTTCGTTCTTTTCTTCTTTGCTATCTTCCATAACTTTTTACCTCCCGTTTACTGTCCGTCGACATATTCCCAGTTTCTTTAATGCCTATACTGTAAAAAGGCATAATAAAAAGCCGTATTGCTACGACTTTGATTTATAATTTTAAAATATTAAGGGGCTATGTTTCCATAGCCCAACGTTTTGGTTATTTGGTAGGAGTGCCAAATCTTCCTACATCTCTTTTGACCTCTAGGGTGCGTGGAAGGCACGAAAATTGTCCACCTCAAATAACTTACTTATATTGTACTTTAATTATACAATATTTATTCATCTTTGTAAAGTATTTTTTTATTTTTAATCATTTGCTTATATGTACTATTTCTTACTTTCCATAGTGTTAAAATTGAATTTTTATTTCTCTTTTTGTCTACTCCTGTACTTAACTTGACTACTAATTGAATATTTTTCCCTTCTTCTACAATTTTCTTTAACATTATTGCTGTATCTATGTTTTTTGTGTCTTCTAATACATAGTCTGGTTTTCTGATTATAGTTTCTATATATTTTGCATACTTCTCATAATCTCCGTGGATGTCTTTCTTTAATATGTTTTATTCTTTCATCTGTCAAAATAACTTCATCTGTAATTATTTTATTTTTGTATTTTCCTAATTTTTCTTTATCTAGTTTTCCAATATATTGCACATCTTTTACCTCATCACTTGTATTTTTAATTATTATATCATCATTATGACCTTTTGTCACTCCTATTTTTAATCTACTATAATCTTTTTTTAAAGATGTTTGCCTTAAGAATTCATTAAATTTTGCACTATGTTGTTTTGATTTAATTTGCATATTAGCAAGGTTAATTCTTGCTTCCTCTAGCAATTTATCGTCTTTCGTAGTAGATGTTAATATTCCTTGTAGTCCCACCATATCTCGTTTATTTTGCCTTATTTGTCTTTCCATTTTTCTTTGTATTTGCTGTGCTTCATATCTGCTTATTTTTTCTCCATTATATATAACAGTTTCATTAGTCATTTTCTTTAGTTCCTTGTCTGTATATGTTCTTGTGCTCCCCTTATAAAAAGGCATCCAATCATGATTACAATTTATTCCTTTAAAACCTGTTATCTCGCCATATCCTATATCAGCTAGACTTAAATATCCAACTTGTCCACTTAAACTTACTATTCGACCTTGCCATTCTGTATGACTTGGTCTTGCTCCTGTATGTGCTGTAATTTCCATCAAATCCCAATCTAACTCTTTTGCTCTTAACATTTGTAATTTTCCACAAGTTTGATTTACACCTGTTACAATATTCATTCTTATAGCACTTTCAATATTTATTTTGCGGCCGACTTGGATACTGTACTAAAGTTCCTTCTCTACTTATATCTTTTATTATATCTACAACAGCTTGAGAATAACTTTTAAGTCCTGTACTTACTTCCATATAAGCTTTATTCATAGCGTTATAAAATTGTGTTTGTGTTGTATTAGCTGTCGTCATTACTAAATTATTTAGATTATTGTTTGTTTTTAATAATGTAGCTTTCATTAACTGCATAATGCTTTTACTTTTTTGTATTGGAATAGGGTTTAGTCCTGCTTCTTTATATATTCTGTCGTCAAATTTAAGTGTTTTTATTCCTGCATCTTCAAAAATTCTCTGTATTTCTTTATATGTCTGATTGTTGTGTTTTGCTATTAAACTTATTACTTCTTTATACATATATCCCATTTCTTGTGCTAATAATGTATTGTTTATTACCACTGTATTAGCATAACCCATATTTGCAATTCTTTCTGCTATTTCTTGTATTATTTCTAATTCTAATTTAGTATATAGCTCACTTGCTTGTTTTTCTATTGTTTCAAATTGTTCTGGAGTTAACATTTATATCACTCCATTCCAAATTCTGATTTATCACTTCTTTTTTCTGCTTCAATTTCTTGTAAAGCTTTTTCTGCTTCTTCTTCGCTCATTCCTCTAACATTTACCATATAGTCCTTTTTTGTTCTAAGTCCTTGAGACACTTCCTGTTGAGCTTTTAATTGTTCTGTTTCTTTATCTTCTATAATACTGTCATCATGTACTATTGTAATACTATTTGTTTTTATTCCTTCAATTTCACAGATTGCTTTAACCATATCATAAATTACATCGTCCACTATTATTTGATGATGAACTTTTGTTCTAAATGCTTCACTATTTTCAGAAATAACTTCTTTGACTGTTTTTGTAGTAACTGATTTTCCGTCAAACTTATAAAAATTACTGCCTAACCCAATATTGCTAGATAGCCAATTAAGCTCAGCATTTATACTTTCTATATGTTCACTTGTTCTTAATTTAAAATCTATTTCTTTAGTAGGTTGTCCTTCTGTTCCTTCTACTGCTACATAAACCTTATCTTCACTATCAAAATACTGTACATAATTTATTTCTCCTGTATTTACATTTGGCTCGGCCTTTGTTTTCAATGTAGTTGGACTTACAAGTATCCTTTTTCGTCCTAGAACAAATTCATTCATAAAGCTATCATACTTTAAATCTATTGCCTTAAATCTATCAATACTATTAGCAAATATACTAATGCCGCAAAGGACTTGATGTATCTAAATTATTAGCTAAATTTGGCTTAAATACTTGAAAATAAGGTGTTTCTGTCTGAATTATATATGGGTTTTCTATCTCAGGAAACATGATATCGAAATCTATTTCGTCTCCCAATTCATTTTCTATTGCTGATTTATATAATTCGTTATATTTTTTATATGCTTTTCCATCAAATTCGTGATATGTTATATGAGTATAGTAATTTTTTTCTTTTCCTAACTCATCTGAAAACCTGCTAATTGTTATCAACCCATTTATATAGCTATTTGTTGCTTGATATGGTATTATTAGGTCTCCTTCTATATAATCTATTACAGCTTTATCATTATTCTTATACTCCACTAAAACACCATTTCCTAAAGCTAGACATTTTTCTATAAAAATAGGTATGTTAACAGTAAAATTATTTTCTTTATTGTCCAATACTTCCCATAATCTTTTTGTTGCTTTAGCATTACTTAAATTTATTTGTGTTTTTTCAGTCCATAGTAATTTTGATAAATCTTCACATACTTTTTTTGGCATATTCATTGTAAGTCTTTCACAATCAACTGTTCTACCATTTGCCATTTGTGCTTTATAATAATGAAAATCATTTACCGAACCTCTGTACCATTCCTTCCAAATAGCCATAAAATCATACATATTTCCAACTATAAGATTTATATTCTTTTTACTTAAAACATTCGCTATATTGTTGTATAATTCCATACTTTACCTCCTAAAATTTTAATCCAAGTTTCTGCAAATTGTCTTTTACCCAATATTGAAACTCATCACATGTATGGTCTCCATATGAGTAAGCATAATCTTTGGAATGAGTATTGTAGTATTTTTCTCCATTTAAAAAAGCCTTTTCCGTTTTATCTGGAACTGGCTTTCCTGTTTCTACTGTTCCTTCTTTCCAACAGTAGTTTTCTATTTCTTTTTTGAATATTTTATTATTATTATTGTCTAAAACTCTAAACTTTCGCTTTGATAAAAAGTCGTCTGCAAAATCTATAAGTCCGTCTATCTTATTTTGTCCTTTATCTACTGGATGCAATCTAATTCCAAAGTCAAGATAATATTGATTTCTTAGAGCTCCCTCTGCACTATCTATTGTCTCTTTATCTACTGGTGCTTTATATTTCTTTATCATTTCTAACTTAAAATTAAATATGTCTTTAGATTGCTGGCTTGGCGCTTTTTTATTTAGTTTTTCATTTGGACTATAATAATATGTATCTAATCTATACCAATACCCATCACTTCCATACCCATAACACCCATCACTAACCGCCGATGTTTGATGCCCACTGTCTATTGAAAAATCTAAATATAATATCCTTACCTCATTTTTTTCAAGATAATTCTCATGTACCCATTCTATATTATTAGGGTTAAGTATTAGTCCTTCTATTCCTATTACTTCTCCTAGATATATCCACCTATAGCGTTTTTCGTCATTGGCTTGTAAATTTTTTGCCTCTTGAATTGCTAATTTCCCAACCCATTCAGAATTTACTGTTCTATAATCACTATGATGTATTAACCAATCTTTTTGTCCTTGCTTACTTTCTACCCATTTATTTACCCAATGAAATTTATTTTTTGGTGGGTTGAATGAATATAAAGCCATAAACCAATCGTTATTACCTCTTAAAAATGTTGCTTTAATTTGTTCAACTGTTTCCTCATCTTTAAAACCTGTAAGTTCTTCAAACCATACAATTTTAATCAATTTTTCTTCATCGATTGTTCCTTTTACAGCTTCAAAATCTTCTCCTCCTGCAAAATATATAACATTTCCATTGTTAAATTTTATTTCCATTGGAGAGACAGTAGCTTTATAATCTATATTTTCGACTAGCTTTAATCTCTTACAAGCTCTTTTTATTTCTTTATATACAGATTTCCTTAAATCTATTTTGTGGTTTCTTAAGGCTACCGCAGAACAATTATCGTTATTTAGACAATTATAGACTATTTTAATTGCTATCATTGATGACTTAGTAGAGTTTCTTCCGCCTTTATATACCTGATTTGTTTTTTTAGAATTAAATGTATTGTAAAAATGAGGTGCTATAATATCTCTTATTTTTACTTCATTCATTCTTTTTGTCCTCCGGCAAATCGTTGATTATTTGAACTCTATTATCGTTATCTTGATGCTCATTTCCTAATATGTCGTTTATATCTTTTAGTGCTGATGTTAGTTGTTTTATTTCTTTTAGTTCTTCTATTTTATTAGTACTATCTGATATTTTTTTTATTAACTCTATTGCAACATCTTTTACTTTTATGATTTTATTAGCTTCCTTTTCACTTTCTTTTTCGATAACTTTTTCTACAATTTTAGTCGCCTTCTGGTCTTGTTTTAGTCTCTTTTTTTCCGTCCATCCTTTAGTCTTACCTTTAGTAGTTCCATTGTATGGTATTTCTTTGCTTTTTATAAATCGACTAACGCTTCTATATTCACTTAATATATATTCTTTTTCTAACTGCTTCCAGTCATATTTTGCCATACCTCCACCTCATAATTTATTTATGTTCATATTCTTCCATTTTTTTACTTTTTTCACTATTAT